ATTTGACTTACAAGAAAATGATATTATAGTAGGTAAAAAATCAAAGAATAGAGGCAGAATTGAAAAAATTACTAATAATCAAGGTGACTTTGTAATTAGTTACTCATTAGTTAGAGATTTTGGTTGGAAAACAAATGTAGGAAAATTAAATGAAGATAATCAAGTAACACCAAATAATGATTATTATCAAAATTTATCATATTCAATTCAGAGTCCAATAGAGTGGAATAAATTGGAAAGTCCAGTAAATAATTTAGTTCATACTGTAGGTACTAAAAATTTTGCAGATACTGGAATCACATCCACTACTCAAGTAAGCATAGCATCGAGTGACCAAACTGTTGTTACTCGTGATGTGATTGAAGAACTAAGAGTTGATACATTATTCAATTTTGATCAAGGAAGAGACACATTTGTAGGTCTACAAACAAATACAGATGAAGATGCTGTTGAAGTAGATACTACTAAATCTAAGTTTATTCAATTAAAAAATACAAGACTAACTGATTTTACAGAAGCTGATACAAATGATGTCATATTAATTGATGATATAAGTTCACAATTTTCAAGTGTTGATGGTGAACCAACAACTGAGATAGATGTAACTCAAATTAATCCTGTTGATAGTTTTAATAGTCTATTGGTAATGGCAAACAATTTAGATGGAAATCAAATTTCATTATCTGAGTTGGTTATTTTAAATAGTAATCAAGACGCAGCAGTATTGAATAAGTTATCTTTACTTAAAGATTATGATCTACGTCCTATAAGTGGTTCTGAAGAAACTTTAACTGATTTGGCAGATGAAAATTTTGCCAATTTTGAGTTATCAACTGATGAATTATCGGATGGAACTAAAAAAACATTTTTAAGATTCAAACCAACTGATGCAAACAAATTTAAAAATGATTATGATTTAAAAATTATTGAAAATAAATTTAACACAACATTAACAGGCATCGGCACAAGTTCATTTGGTTTAATTGATATTAGTAGTTCTGTAGTTGGAGTAGGAACAACATCAGATGTTGCCGGTACAACTGAAAGCATTATTTCTGGTATATCAACTGTGAATGTTGATAGTCTATTTGTTCAATCTCAAATAATTGATCAAATTACAAATAATGTTGAGTATGTTGAAACATTCATTACACATAATGGAACTGACACATTCAAATCTCAACAAATATTTGATACTAGTTTTGGAAATCTAAGTTTTGGATTATCAACAGCAACTATTAGTCCAGATATATCTGGTGGTGTTCTATCTGTAAATATTAATAATGTATCGGATAATAACTTAAAGGTAAGATCTAAAATTGTTGGTTTTGGAAGCACAGCAGTTGGAATTTCATCTTACAGATTTAAAGCATCTGGTCAATTGGATGAAAGTGAAAGAACTGCTCTTGTTGCTTCAAACTTTAATAAAGGAACAGGCACTTCTCGTAATGTAGCAACATTCGAAAAAGATAAGTTTACAGCATTAAAATCTACTGTTCATGTTGGAACTGGAACTTCTGAGGCATTACATCAGGTCTTATTAATACATGATCAAAATACATCAAATATTGTACAATCACAATTCTTATCTGTTGGTGATAATACTGGATCCTCTGCTACTGATAATGCAATCGGTCTTGGTACATTTGTATCAAGATTTTCAGGAAATAATATACTTTTAGATTTCCATCCTGATAACACTTCATCTGTAACTACAATCAAGAGTTTGAATGAGGTTTTCTATCGTGCGTTTGACGAACTAACATTAGATGGTGAACCAAATGAACCAAATGATTTAACTTTTGGTAAAATTACACAGTCATATAGTTATAAACAATATAATGCGATTGATGGTGTTCGAGTTAATAATCGATCATTCAAACTTAAAAATAACGGATTCCCGATTTTTGCACAATCATTTGATCCATCAAATAGTGGAATTGTAAGTTTTGTAACAGGGACATTTAGTATTCCAAATCATAACTTCAGAAATCAAGAAGAATTAGTATATACACCAAAATCAACATTTGTTGGTGTTGGATCAGAAGCAATGATATATCAACCTGGTGCTGGAACTACTGGCGTACTACCTTCATCAGTCTTTGCTGTTGTTGCTGTAAATGATAACAATACTTTCCAAATATCAACCAGTAGAACTGGATCTGCAGTTACTTTCACAGAAGCAGGAGTAGGTAATGCTCACCAATTTGAAATGAGTAAGGGACTTACAAAAGCGGTAATATCTTTGGATGGAATTGTACAAAGTCCAATCGCAAGATCAAACTTAACATTTACACTCTCAGGAAACGGTGGATCAATAGGAGTAGGACAGACTATATTCAGATTAAATACAATTACAGATTTAGACACTACCGATTTAATTGAAGTTGATAGTGAAATTATGAAAGTTAATAATGTTGGTCTTGGCACAACTAACGTAGGACCTATATCTGGCACTGGTTCAATACCCATTATTCAGGTAGAGAGAGGTGTTGTTGGAACTCAAAAAGCAACTCATACAGATACAACATCCGTAATTTTATTTAAAGGATCATATAATATTAAAGATGGTAAAATATTCTTTACAGATGCACCAAGAGGTGATATACGACAGGAACTGGATGAATCAGGATTACCTCCTGCTAAGTCTGATTTTAATGGTAGAGTTTATTTTAGAAATGATTTCACATCAAATAGAATATATGATGATATATCTGATCAATTTACTGGAATTGCCTCAGTATTTACATTAAAGTCTGGAGGTATCAATACTACAGGTGCAGGACAGTTAGCAAGAAATGGTTTATTATTTGTAAATAATATTTTTCAAACACCATCTACTAATAATAATCCAAATCAAAATTATAAGATTATTGATAATGGTAGCACAACGACACTTGAGTTTTCAGGTATTACAACAATTACTGATGGTGCACTCATTAAGAGTGATACAGATATTAATCAAAACGAATTACCAAGAGGAGGAGTAATTGTATCTCTTGGATCAACTGGAGGACTTGGATATGCTCCTTTAGTTCCTGCTAAAGTCAAACTACTAGTTGGAACAGGTGCAAGTGTAGGTATGGTTACCTCAGTCGTAGGTGTGGCATATTCTGGACCTACAAACAGTATTTCTACTGCATCTTACAATAATAATACAGGTATTTTACAAATAACAACTGTAGATAAGCATAATTTAATGGTTAATGGATCAGATGATCAGGTCATATTAAATGGATTAGAATTTGCATGTTCTGCTCCACACGCAGGAGTTACAACAACCACCTTCCCTGATGGATCAATTGGAGATCAATTCCCTGTAGTTTCAGTATCATCAACTAATACCTTTAAAACACAAGTTGGAACAAGCACAATTCCACACACCTACGTTGGTAGTGGTACAGTTCGTCCTTGGTATGGTGACTTAACCTTTGGATCAGGATATAATCGTGTTTCAGTTGCTGCCACAGTATTTGATCCTGGTTATAATCACATCTTCGTGAGTGCAGAAGAGAATTCAGTTTATGTTGATCTTTGGGGACAAAATGCGAAGACACCTACAGATGCAACTTATAATCCGGTGACTGGAAATCTCGTATTAACTATCGTAGGTCATGGATTAACAGCAGGTAATTCAATTGGTATTAATACAAATTCAATTGTATTCTCTTGTTCAAAAGATGATTATTCAACAAATCATCCATATCCAAGAACAACTGATCCAGTATCAGGTATATTGACCTCAATCACATCATTTAATACAAATTCAATCACAGCATTTGTTGGTAAGAATGTAGGTTCAGGTGCAACAATTACTGCTGAGATAGGTGCTGGTGGTGCATTATCATTTAATATACCTCATGCTGGAACTGGATATAAAGAACCAAAATTATTCACTCCAAGTCCATCATACGATGATATGCCTATCGTGGGTGTATCAAGAGTTGGAACTGGTGCTACAACTGATACTGGAATTGGTGCCTTGATAAGTGTTGATGTTAGCAACTCTGGAGCAACTGGTATTGGATCAACTTTATTCTCTGTCAAGGAATTTGAATTAAGTCGAACTGGATATGGTTTTAAAAAGGGTGATAAATTTACTCCTGTTGGTTTAGTTACTGATATTAATTTACCTGCACCAATATCAAAATTTGAAATTGAAGTTGTAGAAACATATTCAGATAGTTTCTCATTCTGGCAGTTTGGTGAATTAGATTATATTGATTCGATTTCAAATTTACAAGATGGGTCTCGTGTTAATTTCCCATTATACTACAATGGTGATTTGTTAAGTATTGAAGCAAAAGCAGGATCTGATATCATACTTAAAAATTTATTGGTAATTTTCATAAATGGTGTGCTTCAACAACCTGATGTGAATTATCAATTCGAAGGTGGAACATCAATCGCATTCACAACAGCACCATCAAGAGATGACAACGTATCAATTTACATTTATAAAGGTCAAGATGGAGTTGATTCTATAATTAATACAAACACAAATCCATTAGTTGAAGTTGGTGATTTTGTTCAATTGACAAAATCAGATGGTATTAGCACCTCAAAAGCACAAGATCAGAGAACTGTGTTTGACTTATCTCTTAAGGACAAGTTTGAAACAGATCTATATTCTGAGCAAGGTATTGATTCTGACAACTTTAGAGGTATACACCTCATCAAACAAAAACGTGATACAAGAATTGAAGGTAGAAGCATTTCAAAAGTTAGAGATTCAATTGAACCTCAAATCTACCCAACAGCAAAAATTATATCTGACATTACAACTTCATCAACTTCAATATTTGTAGATAATTCTAAATTCTTTGATGTAGAGGGAACTGCATCAGCAGATGGATTTGATGCGAAGATAATTTCAGGAGCACCTTTACCATTAGTTGGAATTACAACATTAACAGCAACCGTATCGACTGCTGGAACAGTTTCTGGATTAACAATCACAGGTGGAGGAAGTGGATACACATCTGCTCCTACTATATCAATCGCATCACCATCAGTTGGTGTAGGAACATTCATTCAATCAGATGGTTCTGTAGGAGTTGCTACTACTGCAACTGCAACAGTTACCATAACAAATGGTGTGATAGATGGATTTGCAATTACAAATCCTGGTTTAGGTTATACAATCGCTCCACAAGTTCTTGTTCGTCCATCAGCAGTTGTGTCTGAGGGAATTACATCTGTAACTTCCGTTACTGGTTTCTCTGCAGATATAACTCAAATTTCTGTAATTGGAAATAATATTACATTCAGAACAAAAAGAACTGATGGTGTGGGTAATTATACTGGTTTAGGTGCCGGTGATTACATATTGATAGATGATACAACAGTTGGTAATGGTGTAACATCATTAAATGAAACTGGATTATCAGTTGTAGGTGTTGGAACTACATTTTTTGATAATGTTTATCAAGTGGTATCAATAGGAAATACTGGAGTAAGTGGTACGATAGTATGTAAGGCACAATTAATACCATCCGATGCAACCATAAACACGGGTATCAATACCAATAGTAACAACATTGGTAATTTATCATTTGGTAAATTATCATCACTAAATAGAAGTTCAACACCTATTTCAATTGGTGTAACAGGTTTAACTGTTAATTCTGGATTATCTACTTTCCCAACAATACAGAGATCAGGTGGGTCTTACACTCTAAGGCAAACTGGTGCTTTACCGAAGATCATTTAAACTGTTATAAATATCTAAAAAACTATAAATATGCCAGCCGTAGTCACAGATCAATTTAGAATATTTAACGCTAATAATTTCATAGATTCATTATTAGACACCTCTAATAATTATTATGTTTTTTTGGGTTTAGCAAATCCATCTCCTGCAACTGTAGGTTTTGGAAGGACTGACACTGCCAATTGGCCGCTCAATCCGACTGATAGTCTTCAGTATAGATCACACTATCGAGATACTTCATTATTTGGTAAAAAAATAACATCAGCAAATGTAAGAAGAGTTATAAGAAAGGTTTCATGGGTTCGAAATACAAAATATGATATGTATCGACATGATTATAGTTCTTCAAATCTTTCACCTAATACACAAGTAGCAAATTTATATGATACAAATTATTATGTTGTAAACAGTGATTTTAGAGTTTATGTTTGTATTGATAATGGATCTTCAGGAGCGTTAGGCACTGAAACAGCAAAGGGTGAAAATTCACTTGATGAACCAACACATACAGAATTAGAACCACAAGGTGGTACAAGTGGAGATGGATACTTATGGAAGTATCTTTTTACAATATCACCAAGTGATATAATCAAGTTTGATTCAACTGAGTTTATAGTTCTTCCGAATGATTGGTCAACTTCAACTGATTCATCGATATTAGATGTGAGAGAGGCAGCAGACTCAAGAGTCAATAATAATCAAATTAAAAAAGTGTACATTGAAAATTCTGGTAGTAGTTCTTCTCAGGCATATCAAGAAGGCACTGAGACTTTAGATATACTTGGTGATGGTACAGGAGGAAAAGTAAGTGTTACTGTTGATTCAAATGGTAAAATAACCGATGTAACAGTTTCAAGTGGTGGTCAAGGTTACACTTATGGAATAGTTAATTTAAAACCGATTCATGCAGTAAGCACTATCAATCAGGTAGATAGGGCAAAACTAATTCCAATCATACCTCCATCAAGAGGTCATGGATTTGATGTATACTCTGAATTAGGTGCTGATAAAGTATTAGTTTATGCGAGATTTGATGATTCCTCACCAGATTTTCCTACAGACACTAAATTTGCACAAGTTGGAATCATTAAAAATCCTGAACAATTTAGTAACAGTAGTGCTTACACAGGTTCTACATTTACATCAACTCATGCGATTAAGTTGAATGCAACTCCATCATCGACACCTACCATTGGGCAAGAAATAACACAAAATGCTGCTGATGGAACAGCAAGAGGTTATTTAATTTCATATGATTCAACTACAAACGTAGTTAAATTTTCAAGAGATCGTTCATTATACTTTAGTAATGGAAAGGATCAAACTGACAATGTTGATGTTAACACAATTTCAAAAATTGTCGATTTTGAAGCAGGTTCAACTGTAAGTCCTTTAAATGTTGGTGTCCAAGATTTTAGTGGAATTACAACCACTGTCAATTCGAAAGTCATAGATCTTGGAGTTAATTTCACAAATGGAGTTGCAGATCCTGAGATAAATAAAAAGACAGGTGAATTAATTTATATTGATAATCGTTCATTAGTTACAAGAGATCCTCGCCAGAAGGAAGATATCAAAATTATACTGGAATTTTAAAAAATGGCACAAAAATCAAATTTAAATGTAAGTCCATATTATGATGACTTTGATCCGAATAATAACTTTTATAAAGTATTATTTAATCCAGGATTTCCAGTCCAAGCGAGAGAATTAACAACTTCACAATCAATTTTACAAAATCAAATTGAAGAATTTGGTAGTCATATTTTTAAACAGGGGTCTGTTGTAATACCAGGTAATATAACTTTTGATAATCGCTATAACGCTGTTAAGTTAAATGCAACTAATTTTGGAATTGATATATCAGTATACTTAGAAAATTTTGTAGGAAAAACAATAACAGGAAAAATATCAAACGTAAGTGCAACTGTAGAAAAAATAGCATTACCATCTACAGATCCAATTGATGATATCACCATATATGTCAAATACATTAATAGTGGTGGTGATTTTAGTTCTTCTGTGTTTACAGATGGAGAAGCATTAACATGTAATGAAAATATTACTTATGGAAATACAACCATATCAGCAAATACTGATTTTGCAAGTTTAATATCTGAAAATGCAACATCAGTTGGTTCTGCTGCATCCTTAGGAGATGGTGTATTTTTTATTAGAGGATACTTTGTAAAGGTTTCTCAACAAACTATAATTTTAGATTATTATAGTAATAATCCATCATACCGTGTTGGACTTCAAATTAATGAATCATTTATTGGATCAAAAGATGATGATTCACTTTTTGATAATGCAAAAGGATTTTCAAATTTTGCTGCTCCAGGTGCTGATAGATTAAAAATTACATTATCATTAACTAAGAAATTACTTACCGATTTACAAGATACAGATTTTGTTGAAATACTAAGAGTTGATAATGGAAAAATTAAAAAAATAAAATCAAAAACAAAATATAACCAAATTCGTGATTATCTTGCAGAAAGAACATTTGATGAGTCTGGTAACTATACAGTAAAACCCTTTATTCCATCATTACATAATTCTTTGAACGATAGAGTCGGAACAAATGGAATATATTTCAGTAATCAAAAAACAGATCAAGGAAATACACCATCTGATGATTTAGCATGTATTGAATTATCACCAGGTAAAGCATATGTAAAAGGTTATGAGGTAGATAAACCATTTTCATCAATTATAGATATTGAAAAACCAAGAGATACAGAGGAAGTAAAAAATATTAATGTTCCATTCTCATCTCCAAATAAATTAAAAGTTAATCGAGCACATGGTGTTCCTAAAAATGGAGAAACAGTTGAATTATACGATCAAGTTAAAAATGGAGGATCTAAAATAGGTGATGCGAGATCTTATGGATTTAATTTAACAGATGCAGCATATGAAGGTGATAAAACAAATTGGGATTTGCATTTATATGATATACAAACATACACTAAGTTAATTTTGAATACAGCAGTGTATGGAAATGAAACTATTCCAAAAGCATCTTTTGTAGAGGGAAAAAGTAGTGGAGCATCTGGTTTTGCAGTTGCTGGAATTAATAATACTGACACGATACAACTTCGTCAAACGTCTGGAATATTCTTAAAAGGAGAATCACTCACAGTAAATGGAGTTGATTTAGCAGTTGGAGTTGGTACTGTTGATGTTTTTGATGCCAGAAGTATTAAATCAGTTAAACAAACAGGAGTCACTGGTTTTCCAGACTTTTCTGCAGACTCAGTTTTAGAAAAGTTTAGATTACCCAGTGGTGTTGTTAAGATAGATGTTTCTACAGGAATTGCAACTGCCCCTTCAATCAATGGTGGTTTTAAGGGTTTAAAAGTTAATGATATAATTAGATATTTTAATCCACAATATTCTGAAGAGGTCTTTAATAGAGTTTCAGCAATATCAGACACTGGAACAGAAATCACTTTAGCAGCGATAAATGCTGGTGTTACTACCGCAAATTTATTCGGATCATTGCCTATTCCTGATCCAAAACAAACTCAAGTAGATGTATTTTTAGCTGCTCCTGTAATTGGGGTAGGTAATGGATTAGTTGCAGTATTGCCTGATGAAAATGTATCTTCAGTAGATTTAGATAGATCAAATTTAGTATTAAATCATCAAGTCACTGGTGAAAGTGCTTCTGCTGGTGCTTTAACTGTAAATACATCAGATATTACAGGTATTACAAGTATTTCATTCTCTACTTTTGATGAGGAGAGATACTCAGTTCATAGAAGTAATGGTTTGGGATCAACGGTCACAAATGATACGTTTTCTCTTGGGGCAGATAACTTTACAATTACAAATTTAAGTGGTTCAGGATATGGTAGTAATGTTGTTGTAAACACAACTATTCAGAAGAATTTTATAAAGAGTAAGAAAAAAGTATATAATAGAAGTCAAAAGTTAAATGTAACTGGTTCAAGTAACAGAACATCAGGTATTAGTACAGCATTGGGAGATGGTACAGCAAACATCGCAGATGGATTAACATTTAACAACTTTTCTGGATTAAGAGTGCAAGATAAGAGAATCTCTCTTAATTACCCTGATGTTGCTAAAGTTATCGCAATTTACGAATCTGTTGATGGAACTACACCTACATTAGATAAAGTTAAATTTAGTGCGTCTGCAGGAGTGTTAACGAATGCAGTAATTGGTGAGAATATTATTGGTAAAAGTTCAAACGCTATTGCAAGAGTTGTCGCTAATAATGCAGGTGGCGATGCAAATAGTTTGGAGATTGTATATTTAAATTCTTCAAAATTTGTAACTAATGAAACAGTGATATTTGATGAATCTAATATTCAGACAACCATTGAATCAATAACAATCGGAAATAAAAAAGATTTAACAAATTTATATAAATTAGATAAAGGTCAAAATCCTGAATTTTATGATTATTCAAGTATTATAAGAAACAGCGGAGTTGCAGAACCTTCAAATCCTTTACTTGTAATTTTTGATTATTATTCAATACCAAGCACTGATTCTGGTGACTTATTTACAGTACTAAGTTATGATGACGAAAGATATGCAACTGATGTACCAAAAATCTTTGGTATCAGAACATCAGACATGTTAGATTTCAGACCAAGAGTTGATGTTTTTAGTTCAACTACAACTTCTCCATTTGATTTTGATTCAAGAACCTTTACCGGATCTTCAAACAAATTTTTAAAAGTTGGTGAAGGATCTACTATAAATTATAATTATTATTTACCAAGAATTGATAAGTTGTATTTAGATACAAAGGAAAATTTTGTAATTGAACAGGGAGTTTCCTCAAGATACCCAAAACCACCAAAGAAAAATAATTCTCTTTTAGAAATCGGACAAATAACTTTACCAGCATATCTTTACAATCCTCAAGATGCTATCTTTAAGTTGATTGACAATCGTAGATATACCATGAAAGATATTGGTGGTATTGATAGGAGAGTCAAAAATTTAGAAGATGTAACTTCACTTTCATTATTAGAATTAGATACAAAAACTTTACAAATTCAGGATTCTCAAGGAAATAATCGTTTCAAAACTGGATTCTTCGTTGATGATTTTAAGAATACAAACTTTATGAACTTGGGTTTATCTAAATCCGAAATAAACCCCACAGGAAATGAGTTAGTACCTATTCGATCAAGAAATTCATTAAAAATTGATCTTGCACCAGCGGATGTAAATGATAATACAGAGAATTTTGCTTTATTGGATTCAAATGTTCAAAAAACTGGTAGATTTGTAACTTTAAAATATGAAGAAACTGGTTGGATTGAACAAGCATTTGCAACAGGTGTTGAAAATGTTAACCCTTTTCATGTTGTAGTATTTACGGGAGATATTGAATTAGATCCTGCAAATGATATCTTCACAAGAACGATTCAATTAGAAGATAATAATATAAGTCGAACTGTAAATCGTGAAGTGCAATTTAATCAAAATATTGATTTGGGAACTTTAGCAAGACTTAATCGAGGAACTTTAGATTTTGGAAGAGTAGCAAGAGCAAATAGAGAATTGGTAGCACAAGTTGAGGCAGCACAAGAGCAACTTAGAGAAAATCCTGGAGAAATTACATTAGGTGATACAACAAGAGAAGACATATCATCAGTTTCAAGAAATACTTTAGTCACAACAGATGTTTCGATAAGAAATATTTTAGTTTCATCAGGTAATGAAACATTTATGAGATCAAGAAACACTGAATTTTTTGCATCTGCGTTAAAACCAAAAACAAGATACTATCAGTTCCTTGATGGAAGAGGTGATGTAGATGTAATTCCAAAATTAATTGAAATAAAAAATTCAGATGGTCAAGATGGATCAGATGGTGTGTTTCAAGTCGGAGAAACTGTAGTTGGTTCTGTTGGAACTGATAATTTAATTCGATTTAGACTTGCATCTCCAAATCATAAAAAAGGTGTATATAACAACCCATCAGAAACATATACATTTAATCCTTATGAAGTTGTTCCTGCAGGTGGTACACCTGTTTCTTTACCCACAAGTTACAGTCAAACATCTACAGTTTTGAATGTAGATACAAAATCATTATCAGAAGAAGCTGTTGGATCCTTCTTTGGGTATATAACATTTGATATGAAACTTGTTGGACAATCAAGTGGTGCTATTGCTTATGTTAAAGATATCCGTCTCATATCAGATGTTCAAGGAGATGTTGTTGGTACTTTCTTCTTAAGAGATCCAAATGTATTACCAACACCACCTGTGCGTATTGAAAATGGTACAAAATCATTTAAATTAACTTCCGATCCTGATAATATTCCAGGATTAGTGGGTTCAAGTGATACGTCTACCGCTGAAGTAAATTATATTTCAAATGGATCAATTGATAGATGGCAAAATGAAGTGTTAACAACAGATTTTGTAACTGATATTGATACCACTACAAATGTTGGATTTGATGTTAATAATTTAAATGCCATTGATAGAGTAGAAGTAGAATTTTTTGATCCTCTTGCTCAAACATTCGTTGTTGGTGGAAATATAGAAGCACCCTCAGATGTTGATACAAATGATGACATCGATGGAGCATTTTTAACTGGAGTGGAGGTATACTTTGCAAAAGTTGATCCTGGTAATTTGCCAGTTACAATACAAATTAGAACAACATCACTTGGAATTCCAACAAGAGATGTTCTTGGAGTTCCAGTTGTATTGAATCCTAATTCCGTTGTAGGGACTGATGAAGATGGTAATGACATCTTACTTAAAAATAATACATCTACAGATGCTTCAAAAGGAACTAAAGTTACATTCCCAGAACCAATATTCCTACCACCAGGAAGAGAATATGCCATAGTTTTACTTTCTGATAAGAGTATGGAGTATGAGGTTTGGATTGCAACGATGAATGAAGCAACTGTTAATACACAAAATCTTCCAAATGCAGATCAAACAACATACTCAACTCAATTCTCAATGGGTGCTTTGTTTAGATCACAAAATGGTTCTCTTTGGACTGAAAATCAATATCAAGATATGAAGTTCAAGTTATATAAAGCAAACTTCACATCCAATACAGGAACAGCAACATTCTATAATCCAAGTATAGTTACAGAAGATAATGCTACAGTTGATGAAAATACACTTGAATCACCAAAACTTTTAGATAACCCAATCGAAACATTACCTAAGACAGGGTTTGTAGGGGTTACATCAATCGCAAATGCATCTTTAGTAGGAATTGTTACCACAGGTAGAAAAATACATGCAAGAGGGTTTATAGACAACACAGCAGTGATTACTGGAGTTGGTGCGAAAGTCCTCGGTGTCGGAATTATGACCGGTGGTCTTAGATATGCTCAAGCTACAACTGATGGAACTCAATTTGATACTTATCCAATTTCAACGAAAGGCACAGGATTAAAATTAAAAATTAGTGGTGTTAATGCAAATGGATCTGTTACTAATATTTCAATCAATAGCAACGGTGAAGGATATAATGTTGGTGATATTGTCGGAATTGTAACAGCACAGGCTTCAGGTGCAAAAGGACAGGGAGCACAACTTGTAATTAACTCTGTTGGTAATGTGGATAGATTATATCTATCAAATATACAAGGATCTGATGCATCATTTACTGCTTCAATAACTGAACCACTTCAGGTATTCAATCCAACATCAATGTCACTTGATTCTTCAATTTTAGTTACAAGTTACACTGCTGATGGTGGAGTCAATGATGGTAAACATATTAAGGTCAATCAGTTTGATAATGGGTTATATACTTCAACAAATAAAGTAAAATTAACCTCAGTTGAACCAACTACAAAATTAGTTGAATTACCAAGTAGCATTACTGCAAGTGCAACATCAATGGATGTGGGTGCTGGAAATACTTCAATATTTGCATTCTTTGAGGGATCACCTGTTGGTGCTGCAAACACTGGATATGTCATATTAGGAAATGAAGTAATTGGTTATGAGACTGTTGGTGCCTCATCATTAGGAACTTTAACAAGAGGAGTAGACAATACAATTGCACAATCTCATGGACAAGTAGGAGTTGTAAATCTACAAAAATATGAATTGAATGGCGTGTCCTTAAGAAGAATTAATGGTATTACAAATACTGTGAGCACAAGTGGAGATATAGATTTAGATTCTTATTTCTTATCAATTGATATGTCTCCAACAAATGGAACTATTAGATCAACAGATTTGTCTGGAATCACAGGCATTGGTAGTCTACCAGCATTAGGTTTTAATAGTAAAAAAGTTGTTGGTGGTAAAAATGTACATGGTTCAAGAAACATTGCATTTGGAGCAATTGTTCCATCAGTTGCTAATTTCAATCCTGGTTCTACTACATCTTCAAACGCATCAATCAGAACGGTTACTGCAAGAAGTGTAGGAGGATCAGAAACTCCATTTGTAGATGCAGGATTTGAAAATGTAACTTTAAATGAATTTAATGCATTATCAACTCCAAGACTGGTTGCATCAAAGTTGAATGAAGATCAATTTGTTACAAATCTTCCAAGAAATAAATCATTTACTTTAAATGTAACTATGAATAATAATGGAACATCAGCATTATCTCCTGTGATACGTACTGATACATCCTTTGTTGAATTAATAAATCATCGAATTAATAATCCAGTTGGATCTGATAATTATGCAACAAGTAAATCTGCAAATTCTATATTAGATGATCCTCATGCAGCAACATATGTATCAAAACCTGTAAAATTAAGTAGACCTGCAACATCATTGAGAGTTATTCTATCAGCATATAGAGATGTAAGTGCAGACTTTAGAGTTTTATATTCTCTGGAAAGAGTTGATTCTGATGGTGTTAGACAAGAATTTGAACTATTTCCTGGTTATAAAAATGCAATTAATAGTGTTGAATCTGGTTTTGGTAATCAAGTTGTTGATCCTTCAAAAAATGATGGAAGACCTGATGTATTTGTCCCTGCAAGTTTAGAAAATCAATTTTTAGATTATCAATTTAGTGCAGAAAACTTAGATTTATTCTCAGGATTTACAATCAAGATTGTAATGTTTGGAACAAATCAGGCAAGACCTCCAAGAATCAAAGATTTAAGAACAATTGCAGTAAGATGATTAGAGTTGAAGGACACAAAAATCTGTATCGTGATGAAAATTCCGGTGCTATCATAAACTGTGATTTTAATGGATATGATAACTACGTTCGAAGTTTGAAATCAAAAGAAAAAGAAAAGGATGAAATCGAACAAATGAAAAGTGATATACAGGACATCAAGGATGTGTTGAAAGAATTGAAGGAGGGGATTAACTTAGTCATAAATAGTAAATAATATAGTATTGTTAAATAGATGGCTGTATATGTATCGAATATTGTAATTAATTCAGGCACAACATTTTCAGAAACATTCACGTTGGAGTCTGCGACTACTAATGCATCATTTGATTTGAGTGGATATTCTGGTGCTGCTCAAATGAGAAAGCATGCTGGTGCATCAACTGGACACGATTTTACTGTTGAATTTCCGGAACCACTTTCTGCCGGACAAATTATTTTAACCATGACTGCCACAACAACAGCGACACTTAAAGCAGGTCGTTATGTTTATGACATTGTTATAACTACAGGATCGACTAAACAGACGGTCGTTGAAGGAAATGTTTTAGTTAGAGAGGGAGTAACTCGTTAATGGCAAACATCAAAGTTCGTGTTGGACAATCTAATGCTGTTAAAGTCATTGCGGCCGCTTCTGGTGGTTCATTAAATGCTGAAACTGCGACTAACGTAGTTGGTGGTATCGCTTCGGTTTCACAACTTTCAGTTGGTGCAGTTGCAGGAATGTCTGGTGTCTCTACATTCTTTGGTGTATCTAATTTTCAAAAAGGACTTGTTGTTACTGCTGGAGTTTCTACATTTACTGGTTTAACAACAACTTTTGGTGATTTATTTGTAGGTGGTAATCTAAATGTTGCAGGAATTGGTACTTTTGGTGTAGGTACTTTAACTCTTGATGGTGATAATGATTTAATAAATGTAGGAACTGGTGTAACAATAGGTAGTGCAGAGGGTATATTTACACCATCATTAGCTATATCTGGTATTCTTACTGCTAATGCATTAAATATAACTGGTGTTTCAACCTTAACAGGGATTGTTACAACAGGAACTGATTTATTTGTAGGTGGAGATTTATATGTACAAGATGATTTAAGATTTGATGAGTTACGTGCAAGAAATGGTATCTTCAGTGGATTTTTGAGTGTTGTTGGTGTAGCAACATTAACTGGTATAGTTACCACTGGTACAGATTTATTTGTTGGAAGAAATTTAATTATACCAAAAAATAGTCAATCAGAATCACTAAATATTACTGGAGTATCAACATTCGTTGGAATAGGAACATTTGAAAATAATTTATTTGTTGCGAATACTTTAACTGCAGGATTGATTGATGGAGGTGCGTTCTAATGGCAAAACCAAGTAGTAGACAAGAATTAATAGATTATTCTTTGAGGAGATTAGGTGCTCCTGTATTGGAAATAAATGTTGATGATGATCAAATAGATGATTTGGTTGATGATGCATTACAAATTTTCAATGAACGTCATTTTGACGGTGTTGAGAGAATGTATTTAAAATATAAGTTTACACAAGATGATATAAACAGAGGTAGAGCAAGTGGAACATCAGGTGTTGGTATAGTAACTACTTCTGGTATATCAACAACTGTTAGTGGCATGTCCACGATGACAAATAATTTTTATGAAAATTCAAACTTTATACAAGTACCAGATTCAGTTATAGGAATTGAAAAAATATTTAAATTTGATAGTAGCACAATATCTGGTGGAATGTTTAGTATTAAATATCAGTTATTCTTAAATGATCTTTATTATTTTAATTCTGTTCAATTACTTCAATATTCAATGACAAAAACATATCTTGAAGATATTGATTTCCTATTGACACCAGAAAAACAAGTTAGATTTAACAAGAGACAAAATCGTTTGTATTTGGATATGGATTATAATTCAATTGAACCAGATGATTTTATTGTCATAGATTGTCAGAGAATTTTAGATCCAAATACTTTTACTAGTGTGTATAATGATAGTTTTTTAAAAATATATCTCACAGCACTTATCAAAAGACAGTGGGGACAAAACCTAATGAAGTTTAGAGGAGTTAAATTAGCGGGTGGCATTGAGTTAAATGGTAGAGAGATTTATGAAGATGGTGAAAGAGATTTAGAAAATATAAGACAAAGAATGCAACTTGAATATGAAACACCACCTCTTGATTTTATTGGTTAATGACAAATGGCATTAAATCCCTTTTTTCTACAAGGATCACAAAGTGAACAACGACTGATTCAAAGTTTAATAAACGAACAGTTGCAGATTTATGGTGTAGAAGTAATATACTTACCAAGATCAATTTTATCGAAGGATGAAATTTTAACAGAGGTTCAATCATCTGCATTTAATGATAACTATGCAATCGAAGCATATATTAATACCTATGAGGGGTATTCAGGTGCTGGTGATATTATGACAAAATTTGGCATGAGTCTAAAAGACGAACTTACAGTAACCATATCGAAAGAAAGATTTGAAGATTTTATAAGTACATTTTTGGCAGACATGCCAGCAAGTGAAAGAGAAGTTGCGACAAGACCTTGTGAAGGAGATTTAATATTTTTTCCTTTGGGAAATAGAATATTTGAAATTAAGTTTGTAGAACATGAGCAACCATTCTATCAGTTAGGTAAAAATTATGTCTATCAATTAAAGTGTGAACTATTTGAACTTGAAGATGAATTAAGCACTATTGCAGGTGATGGTATAGATTCACTTACACAAGATATTGACGATGAGATGGTCGATTTTGGATATATTACAAGTCTTCAAATGGTGTCTGCAGGTTCAACAGCGACCTTAGGTATAAGCACAGTTACTGGATATGTAAGAAAGATAGTTTTAACAAATGATGGATTTGGATATACTCAAACACCTACTGTCGCTATTACAACAGCACCTGCTGGTGGAACAAATGCAACAGCAGTTGCGATAACTACATCAGTCAGTAATGTATTCTCAGTTAAGGAAATATTACTTATTAATCCTGGTGCTGGATATACTGTTGCACCAACAATTTCGATTGTAAGTGCAGCATCTACAATCGCAGGTATTGGATCTACTTCTTATGGAGTTGGTGCTGCTGCAACATCTGTGCTTGTTACAGACTCAGCAGGTATCTCTACAATAAGTCTATCAAGCAAGGGTACAGGATATCTTAAGATACCTACTGTAACATTTACAACTCCAACATCAGGAGTGGGAACTGCAACAGGAGTGATACTGATTGATGCATCTTATAATGAACTATCAAGAGTATTACTCAGAGATGCAGGTATTGGATATACGGCAGGAACTGCGAGTGCAACCCTCT